TAAAGGACACGAGCAAGGTATTGAAGTATCGTTGTCTCACCTAAAAGGCTCACAAGGTATAGCACAGCTATCAGATTGTGTAATTGCACTGGAAAGAAATCAACAGGCAACTAATCCGGAAGAAGCTAATACTACAAAAGTAAGGGTACTAAAGTCTAGATATACAGGGGACACAGGATTAGCTTGTGGTCTCCGATATAATTCTGATACAGGTAGATTGTTTGAAGTATCAGAGGAGGAAACATTTGACAATGAACAATTCTAAAATAATATTTGACATAGAAGCTGATGGATTAAATCCTAATAATGTATGGTGTATTGTAGCCAAAGAACTAAATGGCACGTCACATACATTTGATAACACACAGATAGAAGAAGGTATCAAATTCTTACAAAAAGCTGACACACTTATAGGTCATAACATTATAGGTTATGATATACCTGTACTAGAAAAACTTTATGGTGCTAAGTTTAATTGTAAGATAGAAGATACACTTGTTATGTCAAGACTATTCAATCCTGTTCGTGAGAACGGACATAGTTTGAAAGCTTGGGGTTGGCGTGTTGGTTGTTTAAAACAAGAACAACCTGAAGACTTTGATTCTTATACTCCTGAAATGTTAGAGTATTGTATTCAAGATGTTAAACTAAATGAAGCTGTGTATAATTACCTTATTAAAGAAGGTAAAATATTCAGCAAAGAATGTATAGATTTAGAACACCGTGTAGCTAAGATAATGAAAGAGCAAGAAAAGACTGGTTTCTTTTTTAATACTCAACAAGCTATGGAACTTCTTGCTGAACTTAAAGCAAAGCAACTTGCTGTTGAAGATGAAGTACACAATACTTTTAAGCCTAAGTTAGTTGATGATAAATTAGTTACACCTTATGTAAGAAAAGATGGTGAGTTATCTAAACGTGGATTGACTGATGAAGAATATCGTAACTGTATTAAAACTCAAAACGTTGAACCTTTTATGAGACTGAAGTTAGTTGACTTTAATCTTGGTAGTCGTAAACAAATTGGAGAATACTTAATTGATTTTGGTTGGGTTCCTAAAAAGTTTACACCAACAGGACAGCCTATTGTAGATGAAGGTACTCTCAAAAAGATTGAACACATCAGAGAAGCTAAGTTGATTGCAGACTTCTTACTATATCAAAAGCGTATAGCACAAGTCACATCTTGGATAGATGAACTTAAAGATGATAGAGTTCATGGTAGTGTAATACCTAACGGTACTATCACAGGTAGAATGACACATAGAAATCCTAACATGGCACAAGTACCTAATGCAGGTAGTCCATATGGTAAAGAGTGTCGTTCATGTTGGACTATCCCTGATGGATATAAACTTGTAGGTATAGATGCTAGTGGATTAGAACTTAGAATGTTAGCACATTACATGGATGACTCTGATTATATTGAAGAAGTTATCAATGGTGATATACATACTACTAATCAAAACCTTGCAGGTCTAAAGACTAGAGACCAAGCCAAGACATTCATATATGCTTTGGTATATGGGGCAGGTGATGCTAAGATAGGTAGTGTTGCAGGTGGTGGATTAAAGAAAGGTAAAGAACTTAAACAAACTTTCTTTAAGAACTTACCATCACTTAAAAATCTAAAAGAAAAAGTACAGAAAGCATCTGAACGTGGATACCTGAAAGGTTTAGATGGTCGTAAGATATATGTACGTAGTCAACATGCTGCACTTAATACCTTATTACAAGGAGGAGGTGCTATTGTTATGAAGAAAGCCATGTGTATCTTACAAGATTTAATAAACTTAAATGCTATTGATGCTAAGTTTGTAGCTAACATTCATGACGAATGGCAGATACAAGTGAAAGAATCTCAAGCTGAATTTGTAGGACAACTGGGGGTTGAAGCTATTGAGAAAGCAAGTCAACACTTTAACATGCGTTGCCCTTTAACAGGAGAATATAAAATAGGAGAAAATTGGTATGAAACACATTAAAGAAAAATCATCCAGTAGAAAAGGAGACCTAGCAGAATATTATGCTGTAACTTGGTTATGGGATAACGGATACGAAGTATTTAGAAACTGTGGATGTGATGGGTTCATTGACTTAGTAGTCAGAGACCCTAAAGGTATGGTACAATTAGTCGATGTTAAAACAGCAGGTATAAAAAGAAGAAAAAATAAACGTGCTATTTGGCAATCAAAATCAACAAGAACTCCGGAACAAGTAGAAGCAGGTGTAAGGTTTTTACTATTCATTCCTGAGACAAGAAAATTAAGGTGGGTAAATCATCGTGGAAAATAAAAAAGAGATTGACAAAACTGAATTAGATAGCTATAATAAATTTACGTCTGAGTCAGGACATTGGTATACTCAAGAGGGTGAACCAATGTATACTATCATCGGTGCTAATGGTAAAGAAAGGAACACAACTCTTAGAGATGCTAAGAAAGAAAACTTAGTTCCTTCTGTCACTACCATACTAGGTATGATAGCTAAACCTTCATTAGAAAATTGGAAAATAAATCAAGCACTCAACTCGGCTCTTACTTTAGAGAGATACGAGGGAGAATCTCTTGACTCTTTTTCTTATAGATGTAAACATGATTCTAAAAAGATAGGTATGGAAGCTGCCAAACAAGGTACTAAAATACACTATCAAATTGAGAAAGGTTTCTTAGGTTTAGGTCAAACAAAACCTTACAAGAAAATCAAAGCTTGGTTAGATAAAAACTTTCCTGATGAAGAATGGATTGCAGAAGATTCTTTCTGTGCTGATTCAGGATATGGTGGTAAAATAGATTTATATTCTAAGTCTGGTATCTTTGTAGACTTTAAAACTAAGGATAACTTAGAAGGCAAAGACCCATCTAAATTAGTGTATGACGAACATGGTATGCAGTTGTCTGCTTATGCACAGGGTTGTGGCTTTGATAATCCACAAAGAGTTTCTATCTTTGTTGATAGAAAAGATACAGGTTTAATATCATGTCATATATGGGATGATGAATCTCACGACAGACATTTGAATATGTTTAATAGTATCTTAACATATTGGAAGCTAGTTAAGAACTACGATTCTTCTATTGATAATGCCTAGAAGAGTACCAAGAAAACCTAGACCTAAAAAGACTGGAGTACCGAAAGGATATGATAGTATTTGGGAATATGAAATACATCAGACTCTTCTTAAGGATTGGAAACATCATTGGGATAACATAGACTATATTGTTAAGCATAAGTATGAGCCTGACTTTGTTAAGATAATAGATAACAAAACTATTTTAATTGAAGCTAAAGGTAGGTTTTGGGATTACGCAGAGTTTAGTAAGTACATACATATAAGGGAGGCTTTGCCTGAAGATTATGAATTAGTATTCTTATTTCAAAAACCTTTTGCACCTATGCCTCAAGCTAAAAAAAGAAAAAATGGAACAAAAAGAACTCATGCTGAATGGGCAGAGACAAATAATTTTACATGGTATAACGAAGAAAGTTTACCAAAGGAGTGGAGAAGTAGTGAATTATAAATTCAAAGAAGATAAAATATTAAATGAACTAAAGGCTTATGTAGGTAATACGTATGACCAACACTATGCTAATGGTAAGTACCAAGCAACTGATATGATAATTGATTCAGGATATGGAGAAGGCTTTTGTCTTGGAAACATTATGAAGTATGCTATGAGGTTTGGAAAAAAAGACGGAAAGAACAATTTAGACTTGTATAAAATTATACATTATGCTATAATAGCTATTTACGTAAACAACAAGGAACAAGATAATGGTTGAAGATAAAATAGGAACTAAGCCTTACTTAGGAATTGAAATAGACTACGACAAAGAAAAAACATTTGATAAATTTAGTTTAGATACACTCAAAGATAGATATTTTTGGGAAGGAGAAACACATGCACAAGAAGCATTCGCAAGAGCCTCGGTCTTCGGAGCAACATACAAGAACGAGACAGATTTTGAACTGGCTCAAAGACTTTACAACTACGCTTCCTCTCGTTGGTTCATGTTCAGCACTCCTATACTTAGTAACGGGGGTACAAGTCGTGGGCTTCCTATCAGTTGCTTCCTCAATTATGTTCCTGACAGTAGGGGTGGTTTATCTGCTCACTATGATGAGAATATATGGTTGGCAAGTTCAGGTGGAGGCATCGGTGGATATTGGGGCGATATTAGGAGCAATGGTATTTCAACTACTCATGGGAGTCGTTCTACTGGAAGCATTCCTTTCATCCACGTTGTAGACTCACAGATGTTAGCCTTTAATCAAGGCACAACAAGACGTGGTAGCTACGCAGCTTACATGGATATAAGTCATCCTGAGATTGAAGAGTTTATAAACATGAGAAAAGAATCAGGTGGAGATATCAACAGAAAAAATCTTAACATACATAATGGTATAAATATCACTAACTCGTTTCTTGAAGCAGTTCAAAACGATGAGGACTGGAGATTAATAGACCCTAAAACTAATGAAGCTGTTAAGATAATAAATGCTAGAGATTTATGGTGGCAAATCATACATGCTAGAGCAGAAACAGGTGAGCCTTACATGATAAATATTGATGCATGTAATGATGCATTACCTCAAAAACAAAAAGACTTAGGACTTAAGATACGTCAAAGTAATTTATGTTCAGAGATTACATTACCAACAGATGAAGAACGAACAGCAGTATGTTGTTTGTCTTCAGTAAACTTAGAACACTTTGATGACTGGTCAAAAGACGATAACTTTATACAAGATTTAATAACCATGCTTGACAATGTTTTACAGCATTACATTGACAATGCAATAGATACAACACAACTAGGAGAATACAGTGCAAATTTTAAACGCTTTCAAAAATATGTTAAAGAAGGTAAGGAAGGCTTTACCAAGAGTGCCTACTCAGCGTATCGAGAAAGGAGTCTCGGTCTCGGTGCTATGGGTTTCCATGCTTATCTTCAATCTAGGGGGCTACCTTTCGAAGGGATTTACGCAACTGGGTTTAACTTTAAGGCATTTACTTACATTAAAGGAAAAGCAAAAGAAGCAACTAAAGAGTTGGCTATTGAAAGGGGTGAGGCTCCTGATATCCACGGTAGTGGTAAGCGTAATGCTAATCTCCTTGCTATTGCTCCTAATGCTAGTAGTGGCATTATCTGCAGTGGTACTTCTCCTAGTATTGAACCTTACAGGGCTAACTGCTATACTCACAAAACTTTATCCGGAAGCTACCAAGTTAAGAATAAATATTTAGAAAAGCTTTTAAAAGGTAAAGGTTTAAAAGGTAAAGAGTTAGAAAATATTTGGAAAGATATATCAGCTAATGAAGGTTCAGTTCAACACTTAGATATACTTACG